ATGCGTTAGGGTCTATTTGAGTAGAACTCTCGTGTCCAGTTATAACTGCACTATGAGTGAAAAATGCTGGGTCAGTTTCTTGAGCTTCTAACGTTAGAGTAAATCCGCTTAAATCTCCCATAGCAGCACCAGATACAATTGTGCCTCCAGTTACTTCTGTTCCGTGTTCTAAACCTACCATAAAGAAATTACCATTGTAATCTTCTATTGCAACGTGTGGACGTGCAGTAGCCAATATTTTTATTTGCTCTTGCGTAGCTTTATCTAAAACTGGTAAAGTTAAATTTAAAGTTTGTGTGTAAAATGTAGTTCCGTTTTCTCTTGAACTATTAATTGTGGTTTCTAGTGAAGAATTACCTTTGATGTCGAATCTGAAAAAGTCTGGTGTTCCAGCAATTGCAGCAATTTCTCCAGAATCTATTGTAGGTAAACCTAAAGTACCATAGTCTGCAAAATAAACTGCTTTTAAGCCACCAACACTACTTTTACAAGGTAAAGCTCTACCAGATGTAAGTAAACAAGCCATTGATTTTTATTTTTTTAAGTTATTAAAAAAGGGTAAGCAGATGAACTACCTACCCTCATTATTATTGTTTGTTATATAGATTATAGTCCTAATCCGTAAGATACGATATCTTCAACAACCGCATATTGTACAGCGGCGGTATATCTCATAATGAAACGTACATTTTGAGAACCATCTAAATCAGCCATATCTAATACTTTTACTTCATTGTGGTCTGATAATACTCCAGTACCGAAGAATAAGTTAGATTTTTGTGCAGCTATAGCGTTGTTGTCATCTAATCCGTTACATGCTACAACTTTAATACCATCAAAATATTGTACATCCATGTCTTGGTTATGTCCAGGTCCAGCAGTTTGGAATCCACCTAAAGCTCTTTTATAAGCTCTAAATATGTTTTGTGCAACATAAATATATAGATCTTCTTTTCCATATACGCTTGATGGAATAGCGTCTGCAATATCTCCTAGTTTCTCAACTACATTTGAAGCAGTTACAGCAGCTCCAGCAATTTTCTTTGCTCCAGTGTGTCCAGCATCAGCGTTTAATAAAGTTTTGAAACCGTCAAAAGTTCCATCACCAGCAGTTCCTCCCCAAATATCATTTTCGGTAGCTTGTGCAATTGATTCAGACATTAAACCAATAAAGTAATCAGAAAAAGTTTTTGGTAAATTATCATGAGCAGAATATCCCATTGATACTGCTTCCCAATCTGATTGAAAAGGAGTTTTACATAATTCTAAATTTACTGCCAATTCTTTTGGCTCAATAATCTTTTCTGTTAAAGCAACTACTCCAGCATCTGTAAAATCACAAGATGCATTTTTAATAGCACCAGAAAGATCTACTCTTTTTAATACTTCTTTAAACTTTATGTTTGGCTTAACTTCGATTAAGTTGTTAGCGATTGTATTACCAGATAAAAGTGCTGCTGATACATATTTTCCAGCAAATTCCCCAGCATACGTGGTTGTAATTGATAAACTCATTTTTTATTTGTTTATTTTGTTAAATATTCTACTTCTTAATGTGTTTTTATTCCCTTTTTGAGAATAAAGTGTTGTTTCTTTTTTGTCAGATACATTCTCTGGATTATGAGAAATACCTTCAACTTCTTCGGTAGATAACTCTACTTTTTCTTCTGATAATTCAACAACTACTTCTTCTGCAACAACTTCTGTTTTAGAAAGTTTTAATTCGTTGATTTCAGTTCTTAGCTTTTCAATTTCTGAGAAGAACATTTCTTCTGATATTGATTTAACTATCTTCTTTGGAGATGCAGTTTCAGTTGATAATTCTTCTTCTTCAACTTCTTCTGCTTCTGTTTCTGCTGGTGCTTCTTCTTCTGATCCAGCTTCTTTAATCTCTCCAATGATACCTTCTTCTGAAACTACAATAGTTTTACCTTCTACTTCATATTCTCCAACTGGTACTGCAACTCTCTCGTCATGCAACAACAAAGATTTCTGCACCAGCTTCAAATACTTCAGCTTCTAAGATAGCACCATTATCTAGCTTCATTTGCTCTAGCTTTACTTCTAATCCAAGTAAAACTCTTGCTTTGTTTAATAATGTTCTGTCTG